CACCTCTTTTGACTTTAAATACGCAGGAAATACTTTTACCTTTAGTCATATAAATGATAAAAATATATTACAAAGCTATCAATACAATGCACAAAAAACTGTACCATATAATGGTTTTTCATTTAATGTGACCCCATTAGAAAGCGTTATAGCTTATTGTATTTCTAATTATAGCGTGCTCAATAATTTACAATATTTACTAGATGCCGCCGTACTGATTACAATATATTATGCAGAGATTTCTACAAATTTAATCTTCAGCAGTTTGTTGCAAGTAAATGTGAATGTTAAAAAAATATTAAAGAAAGCCATTACACAAATTAAGCTTTTAAATTTTGATAAACTAGTGGGTTTTACTTTTGGTTCTGATCTATACATAAATCGCACCCACGAAATCTTAGGATATTGCTATGAGCAATAATAAATATTCATTTAGTATTATTGTTGATACAAGAGAGCAAAAACCCTGGTCATTTGCTGGATGTAATACCATCAACAGAAAACTTGACACCGGAGATTATAGTATAGACGGACTAGAAGATATCTTATGTATTGAAAGAAAAAATAGCGTTAGCGAAATTGCTAACAATATTTCTGAAACTAGATTTAAAGCTGAAATTACAAGAATGCAAGAATATTTATACAAATATATTTTATTAGAGTTTAGCTTACAGGATGTTTTAAATTATCCCGTTGGTTCTACTGTACCTAGACATATGTGGAGTAGAATTAAGATTAAACCCGCTTTTATCTTAAAGTATATTACAGAGATGCAAATTAAACACAATATTCATGTTTTATTTTGCGACAACCCATCTGCAGCAAATGAAATTGCTTTTTCTATATGTAAAAGGGTGAATGAAATACATGGTAAGTAATAATCATTTAGATAATGCCTGGTTAAACCTCGGAGATGTAGATGATATACATATAGATAAGAATTTAATGATCAATCGCTCTAAAAAGGATATAGAAAATCCTGATAGGCATCTTATCAATATTATTAAAAATCCAGCTAATTTCAGTATGACAGCTAGTCTGCTAATGGACATAGAGCTACACCCAATTCAGGCAGCCATACTACAAGAATTTTGGGACAGACCATTTCCTATGTTTATTGCTAGTCGTGGTTTTGGTAAATCTTTCCTATTAGCTTTATATTGTACGCTGAAATGTATATTTGTTCCTGGCACCAAGATTGTTGTTGTTGGCGCTGCGTTTAGACAGAGTAAGGTTATATTTGAATATATGGAAACAATTTGGAGAAAGTCTTCTATTATACGAAGTATTTTTAATGGAAATGATGATGGTCCTCGTAGAGATGTGGATAGATGTACTATGAGATATGGAGATAGCTGGACAATAGCTATTCCTCTTGGTGATGGCAGTAAGATTAGAGGGCTTAGAGCTCATATTATTATTGCTGATGAATTTGCATCTATATCTCCTGAGGTTTACGAAACAGTTGTTTCAGGTTTCGCTGCTGTATCTGCTGATCCAATGGGTAATGTTAAAGCAGAAGCGAAGAAAGAGCTAATGAAAGATTTGGGCATATGGAACGAAGAAATGGAATCTTTACAATACAGAAAAAGTAATCAAGCTATTATAGCTGGTACTGCCGATTACAGTTTCAAGCATTTTGCCCAATACTGGCAGAGATATAGATCTATTATTCATAGCAAGGGAAACAAGGATAAATTAGAAGAAATATTTAGAGGTGAAGTACCCTCTAATTTCAACTGGAAAGATTACAGCGTTGTTAGGATACCATATGAATTAATCCCTAAAGGCTTTATGGACGATAGACAGGTCGCTAGGGCTAGGGCTACTATACATAGCGGTATATATAATATGGAATATGCAGCTTGTTTTACCAAGGATAGTAGCGGTTTTTTCCGCAGAAGCTTGATAGAGTCTTGCGTAACAAGCTCCAAAAATCCCATATCTATTAATGGAGAAGTCATATTATTCGAAGCTAAAATTCAAGGAGATCCTGACAAAAAGTATGTTTTTGGTATAGACCCAGCTAGTGAGCAGGATAATTTTAGTATTGTTATTATAGAACTACACCCAAATCATAACAGAATTGTATACTGCTGGACGACAAATCGTAAAAATTTCAATCAAAGACAAAAAACAGGACTTGTTGATGAGAATGATTTTTATGGATTTTGTGCAAGAAAAATTAGAAATTTGATGAAAGTATTTCCTTGTGAAAGAATAGCACTGGACGCCCAAGGTGGTGGTATCGCTATTGAAGAAGCATTACACGACTCCAACAAAGTACAAGAAGGTGAATTACCAATTTGGCCAATAATAGATCCTAAAAAAGAAAAAGACACAGACCATAAAGCTGGGTTGCATATGTTAGAATTAATCCAATTCGCTAGATCTGATTGGACGAGCCAAGCTAATCATGGTCTAAGAAAAGATTTTGAGGACAAAATATTATTATTTCCTAATTTTGACAATTTAACTTTAGGTTTAGCAATAGAAAAAGAATCACAAGATATAATACAATCAGATGTTGAGCCTATCTACGATACATTAAGTGAGTGTATACTGGAAATCGAAGAACTGAAAAATGAATTAACTACTATTGTTATGAGTCAGACTAGTAACAGCCCCGGAGCTAGAGAAAAATGGGATACTCCAGATGGTCATTCATCGTCAGCAAACAAAAGGCGTGGTAAATTAAGAAAAGATAGATATAGCTCATTAATTATGGCTAACTCTATAGCCAGAGCTATTAATAGAGCTGAACCAGCTATAGAATATGAAATCATAGGAGGAACCGACGGCTCATACAGAAAGACAGACGCCTTATACAAAGGCCCTGAGTGGTTTACAAACGAAGTTAACGATGACATTTATCTTGGAATTTACAAAAAATAGTGTATAATAAGTTATACTGACAAACATTACAATTGCAATAGGAATACAATTCTATTATGCCTTCTAAATATCCAAAAAGTAAAGCCATAGAAGACGCAGAAGTTCAAGACGAGAAAGCTTATGTAACCTGGGGGGACGATTTAGAGTCTAAACAAAAGGCTTTAGAAACTTCGTCTCAATCTTTATCAGAATTTGAGGGTATACATAAAACAACAGGATATGCGAGATATAATAGGGACTTCTCTAATCTAGGAGAAAATATATCTAGTAGACCAGGACTTACTAGGTCGGATTATGATTATTTCAGGCCCGGAGAATCTGTCCCATATAGAGTGAAAAATGTTATCAAAACTGCTGATGGCATCTATCAAAGAGTCGGATTAGTTAAAAACGTTATTGATCTTATGGGTGATTTTGGATGCCAGGGTATTAGACTTGTACATAAAAATAAGAGGATAGAAAAATTTTACCAAAATTGGTTCCAAAAAATTAATGGTGTTGAAAGATCCGAGAGATTTCTAAATAATTTGTATAGAGTTGGCAACGTTGTCATAAATCGACAGACAGCTAAGCTAGGTAAAAAGATTGAAGACAGACTTTATAAAACTTCTGCAGCTCCTGATATTATTATTGAAGAAGATATTAATATTGGTCGCAAAGAAATACCATGGAAATATACTTTTATTGATCCGTTTTATGTTGATGTGGCTGGCGAGAGCTTAGCTTCGTTTGTTGGTATTAAAAAATACCAAATGGTTTTACCAGGCCATCTCAGAAAAACCATTAATTCCCCAAAAGACGATATCGAAAGAAAAATTATACAAAATTTACCACAAGATATTATATTAGCAGCTAAAAATAAAACAGGATACCCTCTTAATCCAGATAAAACTTTGGTTTTCCACTACAAGAAGGACGACTGGCAAAATTGGGCATATCCAATGATATATGCTATTATGGACGATATTAATATTATTGAAAAATTAAAGCTTGCAGACCTTGCGGCCCTTGATGGAGCTATATCTAATATTAGGATTTTTAAATTAGGTAATTTAGATCACAAAATAGCTCCTACCAAAGCAGCAGCAGCAAAGCTTTCTAATATACTTCAGAATAATGTTGGCGGCGGTACTATGGATTTAATATGGGGTCCAGATATAGAGCTTTTAGAAAGTAAAACTAATGTTCATCAGTTTTTAGGAGAAGCTAAATATACACCACATCTTAACAGCGTATATGCTGGATTAGGAATCCCCCCTACTCTTACTGGTACTTATGGTGCTTCTGGCACTACCAATAACTTTATTAGCCTAAAAACATTAACTCAAAGATTAGAATATGGCAGAAAAATTCTAGCTAATTTTTGGTCTCATGAAATAGAAATGGTACAAAAGGCAATGGGGTTCAGATACTCAGCAAGTATAGAGTTTGATAGAATGGATTTAAGTAATGAAGATAGCGAAAAGGCTTTATTAATTCAATTAGCAGATAGAAACCTGATAAGCGAAGAGCTACTACAAACTCGTTTTGGGTTTGACTCAGACATGGAGAACAGCAGGATTAATAGAGAAGAAAAACAACGTCAAAAATCCAAGCGCGCTCCAAAGTCTGGACCTTTCCATGATGCTCAATTCCATAATAGTCTCAAAAAGATAGTTCTTCAGAGCGGGATGGCTACTCCAAGCGAGGTGGGACTGGAATTGTCTCCAAAGAAAAAGGGCGAAAAAAATCTATACGAATTAAAAGAACAATCTGAAAAACAAAAACAGCAAACCACAACGAAGTTGGTAAAAGATTCGCCAGAATCTTTACCTGGCGTTCCTGGCGAGGGACGGCCAAAACTTTCAAAGGATACTCAAAAAAGAAAAACAAAACAGTTTAAACCAAGAACTGGAGCTACATTAAATATATGGGCCACTGACGCTCAAGAAAAAATTAGTGGCATTATTAATCCTATCATATTAGAATTTTATAATAAAAAGAATTTACGATCTTTATCTAGCCAGGAACTGAAAAATCTAGAATATATTAAGACACAGTGCCTATTTAATCTTAAACCATTTAGTAATGTTGATCAAGACAAAATTTGTAGTAATATAAAAGAAACAAATAAAAACACCATAAGTGAAATAATGGGGTATGAATATTGGTTAAAAAATATTAGCAATGACCTCAATAGAACATTAACTGTTGATGAGCAAAAGACCATTAAATCAATCTATTATTCTGCATTAAACAATTAAGAGTATTATCATGCATATATATCCACAGGAATACAAAGACGGTATTGACAAAGCCATAGCATCTAACACATCTGTTGCCTATATTTCGGAACTAAAACCTTGTCAAAATATTAATGAAAATATTAATACTTCAGCGACATATGCATGCATTAATAATGAAGAGCAAACTTTAGCTTCCATTTCTGATGAAGATTTATATTATGTTCAATCTATTTTAGTCACATCTTCCTGGAACAAGAATGACGATGTTTTTGATAAAATTGAAGTGTGGAATGCTAGGTCCACACCAGAAGACAAACCCACAAATTTAGAGCATGACGAAGATCAAATAGTTGGACATATTGTTTCTAATTGGCCAATATCTATGGATGGTTCAAAATTACCAGATGATATTGATATTGAGAATTTGCCCGATAAATTTCATATTGTAACAGGTTCAGTGATATATAGAAATTTCTCTAATCCAGAACTTAATGCCAGGGCAGAGGAATTGATACAGCAAATAAAAGATGGTAAAAAATACGTCAGCATGGAATGTTATTTTAATAATTTTGATTATGGATTATTAAATAATAATAATGGCGAATATCACATTGTAAGTAGAAACGAAAATTCTGCCTATTTAACCAAACACTTAAGAGCTTATGGAGGAGCTGGCGAATTTGAAAACTATAAGATAGGTAGAGTGTTGAGGAATATAAATTTTTCTGGTAAAGGTTTTGTTGATAAGCCAGCTAATCCCGAGAGCATTATTTTTGCTCCAGAACAAACAAACAAACTATTACAAAAAAATAAAAATATCCATTTGGAAAATAATAGTGTATGTAATATTCAAGCGTCCCTTAATATGGAGAATACTAATATGAGTTTAGAAAAAGATATTTCAGATCTCAAAGACAAAGTTGAAGCTATGAATGGCTGCAGCGAAAGTCTGAAAGAGGCTTACTCGACAGTAACCTCGCTTGAGACTAAAGTTATGGAACTAGAATCTTCTATCAAGGACAAGGATGAGGCAATGATATCTTTGTCTACTCAAAAAACAGAACTTGATAATGCCTTGGCAGCAAAAGATGCCGAGCTAGAAGAATACAAAAAGAAAATGCAATATGATGTTGCTCAATTAGATGAGGCAAAAGCCTCGGAAATTGAAGCCATTCAAAAAGATCATGCAGAAGCTTTTAAAAGCATACAAGATGAGCTAGCAAGTGCTAATGAAACTATTGAAGCATACAAAATTCGAGAAGCCGAATTAGCCAAGCAAGCGTTAATTGCAAGTAGAATTTCCCAACTCGTCCAAACCGGAGTGACCGAAGATATAGCAGCAGCTACTGTCAACAGGTTCGAAAGCTTAGATGATGAGGCATTTTCTGCTATTACAGCTTTGGTAGGTTCGAATACCCCTGAGTGGGCCCAAAGTCAGACCGAGCAAACAGCATCGGAAGACACCGAGGCAAGCACTGAAGAAGAAGTAACTGAGTCAATAGCTAACGAAACTGAAGCTGCAACAGAGTCTGATTTAGATAATGTTGAAGTCGAAGAAAGTATTGATCTTAGTGTTGGTAGTGAAGATGACTCAGAGTTACAAACCACTAGAGCATCATTAGTAGATTTTGTTTATTCTAGATTAGGCAAAAAAGAACATTCCATTAAAGGAGAATAAAAATGGCCTTAAAACCAGATAGAGTTGAAAGTTATACCGATGTTTCATTTTTCATGAATACAGTCGGAGACCGTGGTGGCGTTGTTGTCTACAGCGGTAACGGTGGTGTTGGCTCATCTATGGATGATGCTGATGCTGTCGTAGCCTATCCTGCTGGTACACCTTCAGGTACTGCACCAGCTGGCGTACTATTAAATGATGTTGTTAATCTTGATTTAACAAGACAACACATCAACTATAGTAAAGATGAGGTGCAGAAGGGCGGTAAAGTAGCACTACTCCGTAGAGGTAGTGTTGTTACTAATATGGTAGCAGCTGGTCAAACACCATCGGCTGGTGATGCCGCCTATTATGACGGAGATGGCAATTTTACTACTCTTAGCACTAATAGTGTTAAGGTGGGTGCCTTCTTAAGTCAGGTTGATTCCGATGGTTATGTTAAAGTAGATATCAACATCGCTTAATTAGAGGAGAAAAAAATAATGTCAAATAAATTTGAACCATCAAGCGAACTTACTGATCTTTTAATGAGATCAGGCTCTGCAGAAAAAGAACAATCTTTAGCTGCTAGTAGAGAATTTGCAAAAGCTTTAGAGCTACCACTCAGACAAGCCGTTTTAAGCGGTGATATTCTTAGCGGTATCTTTGAAGCCGTAAAATTAGCTCCAGGTGCAACGCCAGAATTTCCATTGGATTTCTTGGCTCCTGGAACTGAATCGGATTTCGTAGCTTATACTATTCCTAATCATGGGTATATTCCAGAACGTCACGTTGAAGGTGATTACGTCATGGTTCCTACTTATGATATCGGTGCATCAATCGATTATTTACTCAAATATGCCCGCGATGCTCGATGGGATGTGGTTGGCAGAGCTATGGAAGCTTTGGAAGCCCAATTTGTTAAGAAAATGAATGATGACGGCTGGCACACCATCTTAGCTGCTGGTGTAGATCGCAATATCGTAGTTTACGATAGTGATGCCAATGGTGGTCAATTCACCAAGAGGCTTGTATCATTGCTTAAGACTATCATGCGTCGTAATGGCGGCGGTAATTCTTCTAGTAACAATAGAAGCATCTTAACAGATCTCTTTGTTTCTCCTGAAGCTATGGAAGATCTTAGAAATTGGGGTGTTGATCAAGTTGATGAGATTACTCGTCGTGAGATCTACACAGCAGGTGATGCTGATAATTCTGTAAATAGAGTTTTTGGTATTAACCTACATGATCTTGATGAGCTAGGTGAAGGTCAAGAATATCAAGAATTTTATTCTAATGTTCTTAGTGGCACTCTACCTGCTGGTGATAGTGAAATTGTTGTTGGTCTTGACTTAAGAAACAATGATTCTTTCATTATGCCAGTACGACAAGAAGTTCAAGTTTTCGAAGACGATACACTTCATCGTCAAAAGAGAGCTGGCTTTTATGGTTGGGCTGAACAAGGCTTTGCTGTTCTAGATAACAGAAGAGTGGTCTTAGGTTCTCTCTAGCGTGTAATTTTTGATATCTATTTAGCTTAATCAAAGTAGCCGGTCTTCTTCTTGAGGATCGGCTATTTTTTTAATCATTGATAGATATATTTCTATTTCATAATTTTCCTAAATGGGGTATAGTATAGTATCCATTAGGATGATCAAAACCATACCAAGGAGAGGATAGTCAATGTCGGCCAGTAGATACGATTTTATTATTGAACAAGGTAGCTCTTATCAAATTAGTTTTTTTTACAAAGACAGTGACTCACAGCCCATAGATTTGACTAACTGGTGTGCTAGACTAGTTTGGAAAACAGATACCGGCATAATTCAAGAATTCCGCTCGGGAAATGAAGATCACAACGAATATACCTTTTCTTTAAATGACAGTACCGGCGAAATACGACTTTTATTACCAGCCTCTACAACTAGTAATTTTAAGTTTACATCTGCAAAGTATGACCTAGACCTTAAATCACCAGCAGTTTTTACTGATGCTGGAGACAATTATGTTTCAAGGATACTATATGGCACTGTTTCTATTTTAGCGAGAGGTAGTGCAACTACGACAGACAATATTTGCTAATTATTATACAACACAACGATATTATCAAGATTAAATATTATGACTGAAAATAACACATACAACATCGATGTAATTGAAGACGTTGTAGTTATTAAGGTAGATGTCATAGATGACAGAGTTAATATCAAAACTTCTAGAGCCCCTCTAGGCAGTTTACCTCATCGCGATACTGTTAATATTAGTTCAGATTATACAGTGCAGGACCAAAACGATGCGATAATTGTTTCTGCCGAAGTTAATTCCAATATCACTGTCACTTTGAGTAAGGCCACCGGGGTTTTAGGCAAAACATTAATCATTAAAAATAGATCATCTCAGACTATTATGATAAATACACAAGATAATGAACTAATAGATGACGAACAGCATCATGAATTATATTATAAAAATGAATCTATATCTTTATTATCAGATGGATATAATTGGTGTATAACATAGTTGACCCTCTGGGTTTTGGTTATTGAAAAACACACAATGGAGAAATTAATATGAGTTATGATCCTAATGCTGGCGGCTCCAGCAATGCTAAAGGTATTGTATTTTTTGGCGCCACTAGCGATGCTAAAAAATATGATGCCGATATTTCTAATCTTTACTATGATAACAGCAAATTATTTGCTCCTGGCGTAGTATTACCAGATGATGGTTATATTGGTTCTGATAGCGCTCAAAGTGCTATTCAAATCGACGCTAGTGGCAATGTTGTAATTAGTGGTGGTCTTACTGTTAATGGTACAACTACTACTGTTGAAAGTACTAATACCATTATCAAAGACTCCTTAATTGAGCTTAATAATGGTGCTGAAAGTAGCACTGGCGATTCTGGCTTTGTGATTGAAAGAGGCAGCACTGGTGATAATGCAATTTTTGTATGGGATGAAAGCGAAGATCGCTTTACTCTCGGTACAACTTCAGATACTGGTGCTAGTTCAGGTAACCTTACTATTTCTACAGGCACTTTGGCTGCTAATATTGTTGGTAACGTTACTGGTAATTTAAACGGTGATGTTACTGGTGACGTAACCGGTAATCTTACTGGAAATGTGACCGGAAATGTTACTGGCAATTTGACTGGTAATGTGACTGGCGATGTGACTGGCGATGTGACTGGCGATGTGACTGGTGACGTAACCGGTAATCTTACTGGAAATGTGACTGGCAATGTCACTGGCGATGTGACTGGTGATTTAACCGGTAATGTTACTGGTAATGTAACTGGTAATTTAACTGGTGATGTGACTGGTGACGTAACCGGTAATCTTACTGGAAATGTTACCGGCAATTTGACTGGTAATGTCACTGGCGATGTCACTGGCGATGTCACTGGCGATGTTACTGGTGATTTAACCGGTAATGTTACTGGTAATGTAACTGGTAATGTTACTGGCGATCTAACCGGTAACGTGACAGGCGATGTTACTGGTAGTCTTATCGTTAGCGATGCTGCTGTAGATGTTGCTGCAGATAGCATGTTCTTTAGAGATAGTGATGGAACTAGCAAAAGAGATACGATTGCTGATTTAGTTTCTGGCGTTGCTGGAACTACAGCAAATACCTCACTTGCTGCTAGCTCTGGAGTTCTTACTGTCCAGGTTGATGGTAGCACTATTACTAGAAACGGTAGTGGTCAGCTTGTCGCTGGCGCTGCTGCTAGCTTTAAATCGGTTGGTACTCTGAGTGCTGCTGGTACTGTGAGTAATGATGTTACTTTAGTTACTACTAGCGCAAGTAGCTTTACTGCAACCATGCCAGCTAGTCCTTCGAATGGTCAAGTGGCGACCGTCAAGAAGGTCGACGATGGCTCTGGTACAGTTACTATTAGTGGCAACACTGGACATAGTATTGATGGTGGAAGCGCCAGTCTTTACTATGAAAACGAAAGCGTTAGCATGGTGTTTTATAGCAATGTGTGGTACGTAATCTAGTAGTAGGTTTAATATGGGATTAAATTCAATAACATTACAGAGCAATGATAGTGATGTTATTTCAGGGGATATAGTTGGCAGAATAAACTGGGCTGCCGCCAGCGATGGCGATGGCCCAGTTGCCACTTCTATTGCAGCTAGCATCTTTGCCGTTGCTGAAGAAACATTTAATGATTCTAATAATGCTACCTCTTTAATATTTTCTACAGCTAATGACTCGAACGCTTCTGAAAAGCTAAAAATTACTAGCGGCGGACACCTTTTGCCAGTTGCTGATGCTTCTTATGATTTAGGTAGCGATAATTTTTATTTTAGATCTATATATGCTGATAAATACTATGGAGATATAGATGGCCCTATTGTAGTTGAGTGCAGAAACGATACAGGTTCTACAATATCGAAAGGTTCTCCGGTATATATCAGTGGCTATTATTCGAATAATGGAAAACCTCAGATTGCTCCGTCTGATGCTGCTTCTGCTTCTACTATGCCAGCCATAGGAATATTGGCAAATGAATTAACAGATGGATCGGAAGGACATGTTCATTGTTTTGGTTTAGTTACTCAAATTAATACATCATCTTTCAGTGTGGGCGATACTGTTTATGTGGCCAATGGAGGAGGATTAACCAATAGTAGACCCACTGGTGCTACAGATCTTGTTCAAAACATTGGGAGAGTTTTAAGGAGTGATACTAGTCAAGGAAGAATATTGGTTTTAGGTCCTGGCAGAACCAACGACACCCCTAATTCTTTAGATGTGACAGGAACTATTACAGCCTCTAACATTGGTCCCGGAGAAGATGATAGTGTTGTAGTTTTAGATAGTGATGGCAAACTGCGCACAGATGAGATTGACAGTAGGGTTTGGGGAACTAGTCTTGTTGATGGTAATGGTACATCTAATTATTTATCTAAATGGAGCGATAGCGATACTTTAACTAGTGGTATTATTTATGACGATGGAACTAATGTTGGTATAGGGACGCCTTCGCCAGCCACTAAGTTGCATATTAAAAGCGATACAAATTCCTCCTACGGAAATCTATTTATTGAAGATACCACAAGCATGGCCGCAGGGGTTGGTGGATCTATTGTGTTCGGTGGGGCATATACAACAGCCGGAGCCACAGCTAGATATGGAATAATATCAGCAATTAAAGAAAATAGCACAAGCTCAGATAGTAAATCTGCTATGGTGTTCTATACCAATGATGCTGTAGGTGCTTTCATGGAAGAAAGAATGAGGATTACTAGCGGTGGCAATGTTGGTATAGCGACTGCTAACCCTAACTATAAACTAGATGTTAATGGTACATTTAGTGCTAATAGTATTAATGTTAATGATGAGTATACTTTCCCAACAGTAGACGGAACCGCTAATCAAATTTTAAAGACTGATGGCAATGGTAATCTTTCTTGGATTGATAGTAGTAGTTCGGGCTCTGGAGCAGCCTTGTCTATTAAATCTACAGGAACACAAATAGGCGATTCAGACATAGAGGTACTGGATTTTAGTAATGATTTTGAAATTACAGAAACTCCAGATAAAGAAATTAATATATCTCTCAAAAATAATTACATTAATGGTTCTTTTGATCTTACTACTACTACATCGTCTTTTACGGTCACAGATGGTTATACGGTTGGAACCCTTAATGTTTATCAAAACGGCATTAAACTTTATAGTGGCGAGGATTTTACCGCTACCAATGGAACATCTTTTACTCTTACAAATGCTGCTGTTAGTGGAGATGTTGTTGAGTATTGGGGTATAAATTATGCATCTTTAACTCCAGCAAATACTTCTTTTGGTAGTATTACAGCCACTGGTAGTCAAACACTATTTTCCACATCTGGTTATACTGTTGGCGGGTTGGTGGTTTTTGTTAATGGCGTGAAACAAAATAGTTCTGAATTTACTGCTACTAATGGAACTTCTTTTACTTTGACATCTGCGGCTTCATCTGGAGATATCGTAGAATATATCGCCTATAGTACCACTATTGCTAGTACTAATTTACAGAAAACTGGCGACACTATGACAGGAAACTTGACAGTCGATGCTGACTTGATTGTTAAAGGATATAAGGAAACTTTTCTAGATAATGGAAATACTGGTACAACTCAAACCATTAGTATTTCTTCTAGTACTTTACAGGCTTATACCCTCACTGGGAATTGCATTTTCACTATGCCTAGTCCTGATGCCGGTAGAAGCTTTGTAATGTTTCTGAAAACTGGAACAGGTTCCTATACAGCTTCTTTTACTGATGTAAAATTTCCCAAAAATAGCTCTCCTACGATCACCACAACCGCTAATAGAATGGATTTATTATCTTTTTATTCCGATGGAACTTACTGGTATGCTAATATAAATCAGGAGTACCATATATGACTTTCGCTCCGCATAAGAGTTTTTTGCCTAATGAACCAGTTAAAAACACAGCAACTGGAGGAACGGAAACCACTTGCGATCAATATGTAATTCATACCTTTACTAGTAATGGTACTTTTACTTTAACATCTAACGGAATTGTTGATATATTACTAGTTGGCGGAGGAGGGGGCGGTGGATATAATGTGTCTGGTGGTGGCGGAGGTGGCGGAGGTGGAGTAATGTACGAAGTTAATCAAGAGTGGAGTTCAGGTAGCTATTCTGTCGCAATAGGGTCCGGAGGAGCGGCAGGGACAAATGGCGGAGATACTATCGTATCCAATGGTGGAGCTATATCGTACACGGCTAAAGGTGGTGGTTATGGTGGTTCTGGCACTTATGGTATGGGTAATTATAGTGGTAATAATGGTGGCTGCGGAGGCGGTGCAGCATATAACTTCGTTCACTCTCCTGGGGCTGGAGTTGCTGGTCAAGGATATAGCGGTGGGTACGCACAACAAAAATTGATAAGAACCGGTGGTACTAATTTTTATCGAAGAGGTGGTGGCGGCGGTGGTGGCGCTGGAGGTCTTGGTGGAAATGCTGTTGCAGTTAGCAACGGAACCATATCTGGTGCCGGGGGTATTGGTGTAATAGTTAATATTACCTGCTCCGACGTGTATTATGGCGGGGGTGGTTCTGGTGGCTGCACTGGTCCAGGCATAGCTTCTAATGGAGGACTGGGCGGTGGTGGCAATGGCTACGCTTCTGAAGGGGCTACAGCATCAAATGGTACAAATGGTTTAGGCGGGGGTGGTGGCGGCGGTGGCAATGGTTATTCTGGTGGTAGTGGTATAGTTATTATAAGGTATATCGCATGAGTAAAAGTTACAATAATTCTATTATTAGCAGTATTATTAATAAAACCTGTGATGGCAGACTAACTCTTGCGTCCGGAGAACCTTATTCTCTCACACAAACTGTTAATGGTACTAATTTGTATTTTAGTCCATATGATGGCAATACAGTAGGTTTGTATGACACCGATAGTAGCTCATGGGATCTACATCAGTTTTCTGAGTTGAGCACATCTTCTTCTGGGCTTTCTATAAATACTAATTATGATGTGTTTATGTATAATAACGGAGGGGTTTTATCCCTTAGTCTATCTGCCTGGTCAAGTAATACTTTGAGAGCTTCATCTATTGTGAGGCAAGATGGCGTTCTGGTTAAGAGCGGTAATGCAAATTATAGATATTTAGGTACAATACGAGTCGCATCAAATTCTGGTAATCCTGTTTTTAGGAATACTACATATAGTAGATATGTTTGGAATTATTATCACAGAGAAATTTTAAATTTGTATAGCGTAGTTACTGGATTTAATAATTATAGCACAAGATCTTGGAGATCTTATAATAACAATAATACTATATCCAATACTGGCGGTCGAGTAGACTTTGTGTGTGGTGTTCTAACTCAAATTCATACACAATGTCATTTTCAAACTCGGTATGGGTATGCAGGGGTTGGTATTGATGCCTCATCACCAATCAACGGGTCATCGTTGATTCATGACAACGCTGGCTACGGTAGCTCTGGTAGAGGGGGTGGTATTCGTACTACCAGTTCTTATGTTGCCAATATTGGCGGTGGATATCATTATTCACAATTATGTCAATATGGTCTTAATTCATATAGTGGTTTTTGGATAGGTCTGCAGGCTCCTTTTTTAGAAGGGTGAGGTCATGAGTATAGATTTAAATGATGACCATTATTTAGATAAGTTATTAGAAATATTACAAAGCATTACTACTGACGTAGAAAATGTATATATGGATGAAAATGGATATTATGCTGATTATGGTAATAATTCACCATCAGATGACGAAATTTCTAATGTCAATGCAGTATTAGATAATTGGTCTAGTAATAAAGAACGATTTGTCAAACTAAATAGTGAGGAAGCTGCTCTAGAGAACAATATTCAAAGCGGATACACTGTACCTTCTGATTTATTGTCTGGTGACAGCGGTGGATGGACAATGAAATCTGACACTAATACTATTGCGCTTTTAAGTATGCAATTATTGTTAGCTAATCATAATAATCAAAGTTCTGTAAGCGTGATCGACACAGCAGGCACATCGCATAGCATTTCCTTGAGTAATATGCAGACATTAATGACGGCTTTTAATACGCATGCGAATGACCTGAGACAAACATTTGCTTCTAATGTTCAGACCATAAATAATACTTTTAATACTTATGATGGTGGTGGCGATTACAACAAACTAGTACCTTAATCAAGCATTGGGTGTATTATTATAGTGAATATCTATTTATAATCATAAAACCAATCCACTACCCCGATAGGATTAATAAAATGTATTGGCAGACAGAAATACCCATAATTATTAGATCCCTAATCAATGATTTTGAAGAAAATTATTCCAACCAAAGAATAATACAGCTATCGACCGTTGCGGCAAAATATGTTGTTTTAGACTTAAATTTGGACAGGGATTATAGTGTTGATGTAGTCAATAACATTATTACCCCGGATCCTTGTGATCAAGACACAAGAGACGACAATTTTGTTAGCTTCGTTTCTCTAAGAGCTGCCTGTTTTTTGGACCAGAGTACATTTAGAACAAAAGCAGCTATGGAAGGAATTAAAACTGGATTAGGGCCAGCTCAACTATCAGTTTCTGGTAATCTAGCAGGCTATAAGACTATATTGGATGTAGGCCCCTGTGCTATCTATGAGCATCTGAAACAACAACATAATATAGGTAATGCTACAGCTATTAGCGCTGTTCTTGGTCCTTTTGTTGGAAATAATTTTGATCCTAGATTTCTATTCGTTTCTGATTTACCTGCCCGCAGTACTCGCGATGGATTTTATTCATAATGGACTTAACTCCTTTTAAGACACTATATAACAGCCAAATAGACGTTATTCTGTCTAATACTGGGCTAACTATACCTTCTACACTAGTGTTTGAGAATACAAAGTTAGCCGTGTGTCCCAATTGTATATATGATACATTAAGTCAAAAATCTTCAAATAGATACAAAGTAGGTGGACCTATACCTTTTTCTACCGGTCAAACATGTCCATTTTGCTTAGGTGCTGGCACTTCTCAGCTTGAGGCCGCTCAGGAGCAAGTGCATTTTGCTGTATTAACGGATAGCAATCATTTCTTAGGGGTTATTAACTTACCAGAAATAGAAGCCCAAACTATATGTTCTATATCTTATATAGATAAAATAAAAAAATGCTCTAGAATAATTTTTAATACAGATATTTCTAATTTAACTAATAATATTTTCGTAAGAGTGGACGAACCTAAGCCTGTTGGGTTGGGTGATAGTAAATATATTTTCACAAGTTGGAAAAGATAGTATGAGATTTTCAATCGACATCAAAGAGTCAGAAGCAGAAATTAGTAAAAAAATTTTACAGTCCCTTTCCACCCAAGTGGACCTTCATTTTCGTCGAGCTTATACCGAGTGCAAAGGCCAAATAGTCGATATCGTTACAGAATCAATAACTTCTCATCCTACATATCATAGTTTAGTATCTGGGCAGCTAAGGGTAGAATTCGGACTAGATAATGCTACATCCAGACTAAATGAGATTTTGCAATTTTGGAAATATTTAGATTTAGTTTATCAAAAACCTAAAATCAAATCAAATCAAATAGTAGGATCTTTTTCATTATCTATGATCAAATCTGATTTTTCTGATGTTTTATCTACAGCTGGTGCTGTTGTTAATACCAGCAAGGGTTCTTCATTGGAATGGCTAAGGTGGTTATTGCTTTTTGGAGATAAAACAATTATTAATAACTATGAAATAAAATTAGGTCCAAATGCAAAATCTAGAACAGGTAATGCTGTCATGGTAGGCAAAAATGGTAGCCGGTGGAGTGTACCACCAGCTTTTGCTGGCACAGAACAAAGAAATTGGATTACTGAAGCTATAGATAATGCAGAAGATGATATTATGTCTTTACTTAAAAGGTCTTTAGGGGTTTGATATGGCTATAGGTGATGAAAAATTTACTGGGATATCTTCTATTAATGACTATTTGCTTATTTCTAATATTGAAAATAATTTAAAGTCATTTTTAGATTGGGGATTTTTAAATATTGGTGGATTTATAAATGTAACTGACCAGCCTAATACTTTCACAAATAACCCCACTAAGTTAGCAATAGTAAAAGATCCAAATTTTGTAGATGGCCAGATTTGGCAAACACAGCATAGTGATTGGGTATATGATTCTGTGGATTTTAATGGGTCTATGCCAATTATTGCTACTGGTGTTTACACTAAAGATTTTGAACATACTTTTACAGTAACAGTATCTGGAGGTAAATTTTTTCTTAATGGAGTCTCCTCCCCTCTTATTAAATTATATGCTGGTTTTAAATATCGTTTTGATGTTTCTGACTCTACAAATACTGGCTACAAATTAAGGTTTTCTGAAACACCAGATGGAATCCATAATGCTGGTACTATCTATAGCACCGGAGTTACTGTGAACGGCACACCTGGTCAAACAGGAGCTACTGTAGACATTACTGTATCTAATGATATTGCAGATGATTTTTATTATTTTTGCGAAAACAATGCCCTTGCTGGTGAAAAAATCAATGTGGTAAATTATATATTAGATTTCGTTAATAGTAGAGTGATTTATGATGAATTTGTTGATTCATATCTCACTAAAAGTATCTATATGGATTATTCATATCGTTGGGTTCAGGTGCATAAGGCTAGTAGTAATTTAGTTTGGTGGCAGCAGTTTCAATCTGATATAGCTAATGAAAATATTCAATTTGATGATAATACTGGTGAATATGCTATTTTTAATCAAAATCGTATTCAATTACCTAGTATTGTTATTGAGACTGTACCTAGAGGTGTTTCTAAACCCTATCAACTAGGCGATAAATCACTGATTACCGAACAAGATTTGATATTACATGTTGTTGCTGATAGTCCAGCGCATAGAAATTCAATTTTAGACATCATTAGACTGCAAGACGATAAAGTTATATGGCTTTATGATACTAATATAATTATTGAAAAAGGCGTTTCACCCTATAATTTTAATGGTTCGCTAAATATTAATAAAAAATCATATGATAAATTGATTATGGATTGTACAGAACCTGACGCAATTACTGGTCAAGTTGACTGCGAAGACGAATACAGATGGAAAAAATGCCATTTGAAGAACTTTATTGTTTCTGAGGTTGAGTCAAGATATTCCTTTGAAGAAGCTAAGATCAGAATCACTGCAGAAATTATATTTAGTGATCTTTAGAAAAATTGGTGTATTATTTATTAGGTTACTACAAACTACAAACTGATATATCGATGGAGATTTATTATGCCCAATAACAGAGTTTTTTATGCATCTCAAGGTGTCTCTGTTGGTGGAACCACGGTGCAAGGCGCTCAAAGCGTGGGTATTACCACCAACTTTAATCTAGAACAAGTTTTCCAATTAGGTCAATTAGCCCTATATGATAATGTTTCGCTCGACCCAGAAGTTGAAATTACTGTTTCTAAGATATTAGATGGGGAGAGTAGTATTTGGTCGCTTTCTTCAACTACTGGCAATTCGTTAATCTCCAACGCTAATGACGAGACAGATGTTATAGTTGGTGTGGGTAGTGATACGAGCTCTTCGCTTACTAGCAGTAGCGCAATTACTTGTAGCGGTATGTTTGTTTCTTCTTTATCCTACACTTTTCCTGTGGATGGTAATTTAACAGAAGAAATTACTTTTGTTGGTAACGCTAAAGCTTTAACCGGTAGCGTTAGTGCTCCAGCTACCTCCGGTAATGCAGCACTAAGAAGACAAAATGTGAATCTTGGAGCGTCAACCTTACCATCTGAAGTTAGCGGTAAAAATTTAACCAGTATTAGTATCAGTGCTGATCTTGGTCGTGAAACTATGTATAAGCTTGGCACATTGAAGCCATTCCATCGCTTTGTTAATTTCCCGTTAGAAGTCACCTGTGAATTTGAAGTTACTGCTACAGAACTTGATGGTGTTGCTGTTGATATTCCAGACGCTAATTGCTCTGGATTACCAGAAAACGATAGAACAATTATTGTTATGATTTGCGATGGCTCTGGTAATAATAAGTATAAATTTGATCTTGGAACAAGCAATAAGTTAACAAGTGTTAACTACAGTGGTGGAGACACCGGTGGTGGAAATGCAACTATTACTTATAGTTTCAGTACTTATAATGAGTTGACTATTACTGATCTGTAAGGATTTAGATTAAATAATACAAAAGCCAGGGGTTTCTCTCCCCTGGCTTTGGTTTCAAGAAGGAGATTATTTTATATGGGCAATAGGGTTTTTTATGCTTGTCATGCTGTAGGTATTAACGGAGGCTTTGTGACGGGTGCGCAGAGTGTCGGTGTCACTACAACTTTTGATTTAGAACCAGTATTTCAATTAGGACAATTAACACAAATAGATACGATCACTCTTGCTCCACAGGCGGAACTTACTCTCACTAGAGCGATTGTTGGAGGAACTTATTACCAAGGGACATACGAGGAGATGTTTACTGGTGATGAGAATCGTTTGCAACTTTCTGTCGGGGACGATGCAGCTCCCTTATTAGTAGCTCCGAGCAGTAATATCGAATGTACAGGTGCTGGGTTAAGTGGGGTAACATTTAATTTTCCTGTTGATGGAGTTTTTACAGAAGAACTTACTTATTTAGCTAGAGGTAAAAGACTATCTGGAAGTGTTAGCGCAACCAAAATACAAGATGCTGGGGTACCAACCCGACAGTTTTTTGTTGGTGGAGCTCCCGGTCTTGTTACTTCCGCAGGCAACCTAACGAACGTCACAATTAGTTGCAGTCCGGGTAGAACGATGATGTACAAATTGGGAAGATATGATGCTTTTCATAGTTACGTCAACAACCCTGGTGAAGTAAATGTAGAATTTGAAGTAAGTGCCACTGGTACAGACGGCGTTGACATCCCATCGGTTGCAGCATGTGAATCCCCGTCTTTTGGGGGGCAAGATATTAGTTTAAGTTTGTGTGGCAGTACTTTTGCTATGGAAAAATGCAGACTATCTAATGTTGCGTATGGTGGTGGAGATACCGGTGGGGGTAATGCGACTATTACCTTTACATATACTACATATAATAGTTTAACAGTCGGTTAAAGGATAATTAAGATATTTTATGAACAAAGAAGAAGGACTTTTATATAGGATTATATCTGGCGTCCATCATGTTTCTATAGATGGCTCTAGATATAAGATTGTAACGCCTACTCTTGATATACGTCAGCGAGCATACTTTATCTATGAAGACATTGTCCAAAATCATAGATTTGATACTAAACAGTGGTTAACCAGGGGTGAGGTGGACACTCTTTTATATAGAGAAAAAATTTGGGATAAAAATGTTCAAGACGATCTTAAGATATTAAAGAATAGATTAGATGATTTAAAGATTGAGCTTTATTTGAAGTTTTTGGATCCCACCATGAAGAAAAAAATCAAAAAGAGTATAAAATTAGGTTCTCAAAAAGTTGCTAAACTTCAATCTAAACAAAGCGAAATGGATCATTTGACCCTAGAACATTATGCTGAAACAATTAAACATGAATATATTCTATCTCAAACTATTTATAACGAAAAAGATCAATTAGCTTTTGATTTTGAAAAAACACCTCAAAACAAGATGCACCATGTAATCAATGAACTACATAAACACGCGATTACTACATCAGAGTTGAGATCTTTATCTAGAAGCGATCTATGGAGATCTTATTGGAATTGTACATCTGAAAATATTTTTCCTGGACCTGTCTACAATTGGAGTGACGATCAAAGAATGTTAATTACATTTACTAAAATGTACGATAATATTTATGAAAATCCAGAAAGACCAGAAGACGAAGTTATACAAGACGATGATGCCTTGGATGGATGGATGATTTTTATCAAAAGAAGACAAGAAAAAGAACGCAAGAAAACAAAATTGATGGATGCTATTGGTGGTAAATACAAAAACGCAAATGAAATTTTCATAGTGACAGATTCCGCTGAAGAAGCGCGTCAAATTTATAGTTTGAATGATGCTCAGGGTATGGCCGAAGTGCAACATATCAAGAAAATGGGTAAAGATGCAGATCAGCCTATTCCTTGGCAGGAATTACCACATGTTCAGCTTCAGCTGCAACAGCAATTACGAGAGAAGAATAAGCTTCAAGCAGTCGCCTCTAAGGGTAAATGATATGAATAATAAATATATAAGCAGAAGACATATTATAGAACAAATGGAAAAAAGATTTAAAACTATCATGATAGGGGGTTTATCTAGATTTGAAAAAGAATTTGGTTATTTATGGGAAGGAGAGAACGGAGAACCCGTAACCGAAAAAGATATATATTTTAGAGATAAATGGGAAGATTTAAGAAATGATTTATTGGATCATGGAAATTATCAAATTAGAAATGGACTAGAAGAACTAGAGAAATACTTAAATAAAGTTGAAAAATACAACTTACAAATTTTTTACAATCAAAAAGGAGATGGAAAATAATGTCTAATACTTTTAAAGGCAATGTCGAAGGACAAGAAACTGAATTTTTTATCAAAGAACCTTCCCTGCATCAACAAAGAGAGGGTCAGAAAGTTTATAATCAGGCATTTTCTGATGCTGTTAATTCTGGATCTATAGTAAGAGCCAGGCTAGACGATTTACTAAAAGAACAAGGCCTTTGGGATGAAAATAAAGAAGCAAAATTTGCTTCGCTACAAACACAGATTAATGATAATGAGCAAAAATTAGCTAAAGGCGGAATTTCTTTATCTGAAGCTAGGAACGTTGCTTTAGAAATTAAAAAAAGAAGAGAAGAAATGAGAAATCTTATTTCTATAAAAACCAATTTGGACACACACACAGCGGAAGGTCAGGCGGATAATGCTAGATTCAATTATTTAGTATCATGTTGTTTGGTGTATAATAATAATAAAAATAAACCATACTTTAAAAGTTACGAGGATTATTTAAATAGATCTTCAGATATAATTGGGGTGTTGGGTGCTCAAAAATTAGCTTCAATGCTATATGGCTTGGATTCTGATTTTGAGAAAAAATTACCAGAAAATAAATTTTTAATTGACTATAAATTTGTTAATGATGATTTGAGATTTATTGATAAAAAGGGTAGATTAACAGACCAGGAAGGCAGATTGGTGGATAAAAATGGCAGATATATCAATGAAAAGGGTGAATTTGTTGATAAAAATGGTCATTTGGTAAATCAAAATGGTGAATATATAGACAGTGAATTCAAACCTTTCACAGACGATTCTGGCAAGCCAGTAATTTTGCAACAAGATCAAGATCAAGAAAAAAAAGAAGATGAAACACACAACGATACTGAACAATCAAAACAAACCACAGAACAAACCGAGGAGGAATCAACTTCATAGGCGTTTACTAACATTGCTGTTCGTTAATATTTTATTGTTTGGTTTTATTATACATTAATAGGTGGTAAAAATGGCTAGCGCATTTAATCTTACAGCCCAAATTAATTTGAGGGGACCAAGCAATACTAGAGCAATTGCTTCTCAGATGAGAAAGCAATTGTCTGATATTAATGTTAAAGTTAATATGGACCTTAAGGGTTCAGAAGCTAAAAATGTTGCCAAAGTTAATCAACAATTAAAATTACTTAGTCAATATGCTAAAATGGCTAATAAAGATATTGACAAATTGAGTCAAAATCTTAACTCCTTGGGCTCTGCACTGGGAACCATGGGAACTCAAGGTTCGGGAGCTAGTCAGTCTTTGCAAAAAGTAAAGACCAGTACTCAAACAACAACGAAATCTCTGTCCGAAGCTACAACACAAATTACTGAATTTGGCAAGCAATCTGGTTTGGCTATTCGAAGATTTGCTGCTTTTAGTGCTGTTACAGGAGTTGTTTATAGCTTAACCAATGCTATTAATGCTGCTTTTAAAGAATTTGTGCAATTTGATAGAGAGGTTGTGAGACTAAGTCAAGTTACAGGCAATAGTATAGCCTCTTTAGGCGGCATAACTAATGAAATTACTAGACTTTCTACTAGCCTTGGAGTTGCTTCTAAAGACTTAATCTCCGTTTCCGTGACATTAGCTCAAGCTGGATTAAGCGCTGAAGAAACCAAAACTGCTTTAGAGGCCTTAGCTAAATCTGCACTAGCGCCATCATTTAACAACCTAAACGATACTGTTGAGGGTAGTATTGCTCTGATGCGTCAGTTCGGCATTAGTGCGGAAGATTTGGAAGAGTCCTTAGGTAGTATTAATGCTGTTGCTGCTAGTTTCGCCGTTGAAGCTAGTGATATTATCAAGGCCATTCAGCGTACTGGTGGTGTGTTTGCTAGTGCCAGCCAAGGTGTTAGTCAGGGCAAAGATGCTCTGAATGAATTTATTGCTATTTTTACTAGCGTTAGATCTACAACTCGTGAGGGCGCTGAAACTATTGCTACAGGTTTGCGGACTATTTTTACTAGAATTCAACGAGGTTCAACGATTGAGTCTTTGAAAGAGTTGGGTATTTCTTTAACCGACGCCGAAGGTAAATTCGTTGGCACATACGAGGCTATTAGAAGATTAAGTGAAGGGTTAAGCGGTCTTGATCCTAGAGATTTACGATTTGGTCAGATTGTTGAGGAACTTGGTGGTTTTAGACAAATTGGTAAGGTTATTCCATTAATACAACAATTCGCCACTGCGCAAGAAGCTTTGGCAGTGGCCCAGTCTGGACAGGGTAGTTTATCAAAAAATGCAGCAGAAGCTCAAAAATCATTAGCAGTACAATTTGAAAAAACCAGAGAATCATTTGTAGCTTTGGTTAGAGATATCGGTAATAGCGCTACGTTTCAGGGTATTGCTAAAGTAGCCTTAACTACTGCTAATGCTTTTATTACATTAGCTAGCGCTTTAAAGCCATTACTACCGCTACTCACGGCTTTAACAGCTATTAAAGGCGCTTCTATTCTTAGTGAATTTGGTAGTGGCTTTTTGGGGGGCCTTGGCAAAAAGGGTGGTGGTGGTGCTGGTGGGCCGCTGGGCTTTGCTACTGGTGGTAGGGTTCCCGGTCAGGGCAATAGAGATACTGTAGCTGCAATGCTAACACCAGGTGAATATGTCATTCGCAAGAAAGCTGTTGAAAAAATAGGTGTAGAAAATCTTGAGCGGTTGAATCGTGGCGGTAGAATTAAGGGATATACTGGTGGTGGCCCTGTTAGAGCTGGTATTGAAGAAGTCAAAAAAATTACTAATGTTGTAGATGGAGATACTTTTGATGCCGAGGTTGTACCAACTCAGGAGTCTTTTATTGCTAGATTTAGACCCAAAGGATATGATGCTTATGAAACTAGTGGCATTAGTAGGGTTGATCCAAAAAGACTAGCTAAACTACAAACACTCAATCAACAAAATAAACAAATAAGCGAAGCCTTAAAGGATCCAACAATCAGTGGTACGGATCCAGGTATTGAAATACCAGCAGAAACTTTAATTGAACAAAATAGAACCGCAGCTCAGGCAGCAGCCAGTGGAAAAGCACAATATACTGCATATCTCAAGCAGAATAAAGATAAACTTGCAAGTCAAATACTCAGAGAAGATGGTGGGTTCGGTCGTTATTTAATTGATCATGGCTCTCTTCCTATTGGGCCAAGAAACGTCACTGGTAGATTTCAGGAAAAAAATCTTGGAGGATTTATTCAAAAATTTGCTGGAGGCGGAGGTGTCAAGCAGGGTGAGCAGTCTGGTGGTGTTGGTATCTTTGATAGCGATATGATTGGTGCTGGTAGTAAAGACGTATTAAATGCTATTTTAAGTTCTGGCAAAGCTTATGATGTTATTAGTGGGCCAGCAGGTTCTGGTAAAACCACTTTTGCTACTCAAAGATTCGGTAAAAATTTTGTATTATCTGCTGATGATTTAGATAAGTTTAAAGAATTTATAGTATTAAGTAGTGCTGGTGAAACCAAAAGTGGAGATTTTAGTCCTCAAGCACAAGGCATTATGTCTGGTGCTCGACAAATTACTGCATTAAGAATTCCTGCTGAAAAAATTACACAACAAAGACAACAAAGACTAGACAATGCTTTAAGATCTGGTAGCCAAGACAAAAGATCTACCAAACAATTGCAGGGCACCATTAATGCTCCTACATCTATTCCTCAAAATCTTTATGATCAATTTAGTAATGTAGAATTTTTAGAACAGTTTGCTAGTGGTGGGTTAGTACAAAGATTTGATGATGGCGGTGACGTTGGAGGTATTAAGGTTGCTAAAACTGGTAAAATTAATAAATCTGATATAGAAAGACTAACCGAAAAACAAGCTGCTGCACTATTAGAAAACCCGAACGTACAAAAGAACCTATTTACTGTATCACAACTACAAAAAAGAATTCAGCAAAGACAAGCTGTTGCTCAAGAAGAACAAGAACTTGTTGGAGCTAAACAATATGGTTTAGTTGGTTTATATGGTAGTCCTAGAAACGTAACAGCCAAAACCGAAGATGGTGATACGGTCCAACTTATTGGCAAAACATTAGATAAAAAATTATCTGATGAATATGAAAAAATGATGACTGATGGTTTTGAGCAAACTGTAGCTGCCGTTGGTAATAATATGGCTAGTAGAGTGGGTGCATCAGCTGCCTCCCTAGATAAAAATCAGATGGAAAAAGCTGGATTATACAATGCTATTGGGGCATATCTTGAAGCTGCTATTGCTACACTAGGAGCGCCATATGATAAAGATGAAACAAATGATCCTATCGATTTTGCTGGAGGTATAGGGAGTGCTGCTGCATTATTCGGCATACCATCAGATATTCCTACTGATACTACTAGAACAGTATTTGGTAAGGGTAAAAGTCCTAATGATTTTCTAGGTCAAGTTAATAGATATCGTAAACAAATACAAAGATTTGCTAATGGTGGCTCACCACAAGATACTGTTCCAGCATTATTAACTCCTGGTGAGTTTGTTATTAATAAAGAAGCTGCTAAGAAACTTGGTTCTCAAAAACTAAATCAATTAAATAAAGCCGACAGAATACAGGGCTTTAATAAGGGTGGTGCTGTAGGTTTTGTTCAAAGTTTTGCTGATGGCGGCGGTGTTCGTGGCGTAATCAAAGACAGGCAAGAATACTTAGCAAGGATCGTTGATAAACTTGGTATTTCGTTAGAAGATTACGAAAAGAGCGTTAGGGCCAGTATAATTAGAAGAGCAGAAACTCTTTCTTCAGATAAAAAACAAGCACAAATTGACTTAACAGATTTAATTGTCAAAAAAACTGGCTCTATTGATGATGAGGGCGTGATAGATGAGGTTAAAGAAAAAGCTACAGAATATATAGCGACTATGATGGATGGGATAGAAAATGTAGATTCAGAAGCCCTTGAGAATGGACTTAGTGAGATTATCGACGGTATGAAACAAGGGCTATCCGTTTCTGAAATAAAGGAAATGTCTGAAGGTCTGAAGGAAGTACTAGAACAAGAAATTACAGCAAGGGGCGAGCTTGTTAATGCCCAAGAGCAAACAGCTAAAGAACTTGGGTTTTTAACCTCTAGAATGAAAGTTAGAGACTTAGACGTTCGAGCTCAGAAATCATTAGAGTCAGGTAAGTTCGGCTCTATGGATAAAATGGATCTTAGAAAGGCTCAGCAAAATTTAGAAAGTTCTATCGGCCAGGTTTTTGATGGTTTAGGCGAAAGATTTGCTACCAGTAATATACCTGGCATGAAGGCATTAGAAAAAACTTACCCTAAATTAGCTAAAAATTTAACTGCAATGGGTGATAAATTTGGTGGGGTTACTGGCATACTGGGTGCTGGATCATCTCTTTTGGCTTCGAAATTACCAGAATTAGCAAAAACATTTGATCATTTCGCTGGAACAGTTTCTGATACAAGCGACACTTTTAGTGGTATTGTCGGAGGTTTAGAAAAAGGCGGTTCGTTAGCCTTGAGCGGCGCTGTGGTTGGGCAGCAGTTATATGGCAGGAGAGGGGCCGCGGTAGGAGGGTTAGTGGGTGGTATCTCTGGTAGTGCTAGTGGATTTATTAAAGCTTCTGTAGCCAAAGAGACAGAAAACGCACTCAAAGGAGTCACCGCTGCGACAACAGAATATAATCAAATTCTTGACCAACTGAACAATGCTAGAACCGTACAAGAAAGAGAAATGCTAGAAAAACAAGCAATTGAGGGATACAATAATTTAAGCAAATCTTTGGAAAATTCTGCTAAAGTAATAGAAGACAATAGGGTTTGGAATGCTTTTTCGGCTGGTTTGGATAGTTTAACAAACAGCATCATGATTGTATCAAGTACTGCTGCAGCCATGAGTATAGGTGGCATTGGGTTTGGTGGCGGTGGTGGTCGTCGTCGTTCTAGATCACGAAAAAGTAAGGCATACGGCGGTCGAATAGGATTGGTTGATGGTGGCAATAACAACATGGTTCCTGTTCATCTTGCTCCCGGTGAAGGAGTATTATCGCCGGAGGTAGCTAGTAAATTTACCGATGTAGAATTACAAAGATTAAATAACGCAGATAAGGGTGCTTTTGGAGCAAATGCGGGCATGTTAGATGGTAGTGCGGTTGGTGTTGTTCCTGGTAATGGCACTGGTAAAGTAGATAATTTTAAGACTAATTTAGCTGCTGGTTCTTATGTGATTAAAAGATCCTCTATGGAAGCTCTGTATGCCGCTAATGGAGGCAGAATAGGTGCTAATGTCGTTACCAACAGAGGCGTTGGATTTGCTAGTGGAGGTTCCGTTCAAAGGCAGGGTGCGTATGTTGGCGCTCTTATTAGGGTTATACCAGCATTGGTAAGGGGAATACCAGCATTGGTAAGGGGAATACCAGCATTAGTAAGGGGTGGCCTCACGCTAAAAAATGCTTGGGGCTGGCTACAAGGAGCGATGACTGTTGGTTTTGGAGTTAGTGCCGCAGCGGATGCCTATGGAGCATTTACGGATGATACCGTACAAAATCAACAATTAGCAGCGCAGATGCAAATGGTAGAACAATTGAAAAGCCTATCTAATGCCACTAGCGCACAATCTATTAAAAATGCTAGATATAGCGAAAGAATTATTAAAGCTTCAGACCCTGTAGAAGCAAGAGACGCTAAGGGTGATTTTATAATGTCTGAAGCACAAAGAGAGAAGGCTTATTCTAGATTTAATAATGCCGATGGCACTATGAATGTTTTGAATAGACTTGCTGAAACTCAAGCAAGAAGCGTATTATCCAACATAGGCATGGAAGTACCATCTTCGGCCTCTGTTCAAGAATTTTTAGACGCTTTAAAAACGGAGGATATAGATGCTTACAATGCAGCCATTTCAGAAATCAATAAGGGCAATCAACAGCTTAGAAAAAACATATATCTACAAATTAGACAAAGAGAGGGCGCAAAACTAAGTGTAGCAGAAAAAGAATTTGAGAAAGGAGTTGATGCTCAGGGCAAGCCTATTGACGAACGCATAAATAAAGAATTGTCTAGAATTAATCGCGGAGATATATTAGCACAAAGAATGCAGATTATCAATAGATCTATTAGTAAATTCACTTTAAATCTTACTGATATTATGAATCGATTGTCTGCTAGTATGAATAGAACCACAGTAGAAGCTGGTGAGTTGTTTGAGAGGTTAGATCAATATACTGCTGGTCTGATAGGTCCTACGGCAACCGCCGGTAGAGCTAGAACCTCACAAGCTGACGTATTAAAAAATATTCAGGGATATAGTGCTGATGAATTAGATGCCGTCGTTTCTGGTATTAATACTTCTTTAGGTAATACAAAAGAGACTCAGGAAATGTCTGATTTTGTTAGAGGCTTACAGGTAATGAGGAATGAGCTTCCTATGATTTTAAGAGCTGCTGGTGGACAGGATTTAGATGTTAATCAAACCCAATCTGTTGATAAGATGTTGAAGAAAATGTTTGCGGGGATAAGCATAGGTGAAAATGTTGAAAAACAGTTAAGAACGCAGATACTAGATGTAATTACTAGTCAAACCGGAAGTCGATCTCCGTTAACATTTAATGAATTAGCTGAACAAGTACCCGCCCTTAAAGAATTAAATGCCACAGCTGAAAAAGCTAGAGAAGTATTTTTGCAATATGCTGAGGCTCAGATAGAAATGAACAACAGACTGGCTCATGCTTCTGATCGATTGGCCTCTATGCTACTGAAAGCTGCTCAGTTGGGTATCAAAGCCGACGAAATTAGACTAGAATCCGCTTTAGATCTCAAAAGAACCTTTGGGGAAACTGCGAGTTTGGAAGAATTACAAGCGCCATTTCAGGCTCAAATTAATGGCTTGGTAGCTACCGCTGGTGGTAGACCTAATATGACTCCTATGGAAATAGGAGAAGCTATTGCTAGTAAACAAGCAGAATTAACAGCGATGTCTGCGACTCCGGAACAACAAACAGAAAATCTAGCTAACGGAAACATAGCTCGATTGACCAAAGAAATCAATGCCTATCAGACCGCCCTGGATAAATTAGCCAATAGTACATCTATGGCTGATGCCGCCATGAAGAAAATAGCAGAACAAGAAAGAATTTCTGAAGGAAGAAGACAAGGTGTTATGGGTCTGCTAGGTATGATAAATGACCCTGAAAGATTATTTAAATTCACACGGGAACAGCAATCATTTGGTAATGTAATGTCAGGAGATGCTAGTCTTAATGATATAGCTAGAGGCATAGAATCATTAAGCTTAGTTGAAGCGACCAACACACCAGAAGATTTCCAAAGAATTTTACAGCAGTTTGTCCGAAATGCTTTGAATATTGCTGCCAATGCTGCTGGACCACAAGGAGCAGTGATAACCCAGTTGCTACAGACTGTAGAAAAAGATTTTGCCGTAGGAGCGGAAGAAAGAGGTAAACTTAATCCAGAATTACAGGCGGCAATTGATTCTTATACAATAGCCATCGAAACTCAAGTACAAGCTGTAGAGACTCAGCAGAAATTAATTACCCAGGCCGCGTCTGTGCAATCTGATACTATTAGGCAGTCTGCTATAGAGTTTAAACAACAGATACTTACCGCTGCTCGCACTGCTGCTCAAGAATTAGAAGCTGCTGCTGATAGAATAGGCTTGAAAGATACTCAAGATATAGAAGCTGGGGCGCAAGTCGACGCTAAGGCAGCTGAAGAAATAGCCAAAGCTGCTGAAATTAGCGCAAATGCGTTTACAGAGCACGCAAAGACAGTTAAAGAGGCTGAAAGAACTTGGTATGAATTTCTTACCGGATGGACCGGCGGTGCCACGGTAGCAACGGCCACCTTAGAGGCAACCCTGATTAAACCATTAGAAATGATGGGCCGTGATGTGACAAGAATTCGACAAGAAATGAATCAAACAGTAGTCAAGGGTAGAATAACGATACCATCCAAACCTACAAACATTGGCGGCGGCGGCGGTGGTGCTGGTGGGTGGGCTAAGGGTGGCGTTGTGTATGCTTCCAAGGGACGTTTGATTAATTTTCAACCTAAAGGCACAGACACAGTACCAGCAATGTTGACTCCTGGGGAATTTGTTGTTAGGAGATCTGCTGCTCAAAACAATCTTGGTTTACTCAAGGCTATTAATAGCGGGGCTAATGTTACTAGTGATGCAAGCACAGGTACCTCATATGCTAATCGCGGAGGAATAATATCAGCCAAAGGTTATAGTTTTGGGGGTGGTGTTCTTAATGGTGTTGTATCTACCCTTGTTGGTTCCGGTTCAGATTCTTTAGCCAATGTTTTTAACACCTTTGTCAAAAACTTTAGGTCAGAAACGAATAATTTCTCTGATTTAATCAATAGCCTGGCCCGCGTATTTCCTGCGTTAAATGGGCCAGTTAATATTTTTGGTACTCATATAGACAAATTTAATAGAACTGTATCTGATTTGAAAAAAGTAGAGATCAAAGCGCCAAACATTCCTGAGGTGATTAAATTTCAAGGTGGTACGGTGCGTGTAGAATTAATTGCTCCTGCTGACGATTTTAAATTAAACGCTGAGGACGAAAGAAGGATAACTAAAAATTTAGAAGAAAGACTTGTTCAGTTGATTGGTCTAGGCAGATAGGATGGTTTATGAATATAATACAATCAGAAACCTCAACGCATACTACTGATGTGCAAATATTTGCTGCTGATGAGGCAAACGTTTCTGTCGCTGGTGTATCATTGTCGCCAGCGCCATTTGTAACAATTACCACCGAGCAATACAGAGTCGGAGATTTAATAATAGGTGGAGTTATTAATGTTTCATTAAATGGCACTATTTACGATCCTTACAATAGTGGTTTTGGTGCGATCGCTGGTGAAATTTCCTCACTGCTAGATTCTATCGGTGGCGAAGGAGATTGTGTGCCAATTAACATTAGCTGTGGAGATACTATTGTAATAGATGGATATGGTACTGTAGTTAGTTTTGATGTTCAAGAAGGACCAGACCCCACATGGACCCAACTGGCTACATATGGAGTAAACTTCCAAGTGCATGTAAACAAAGGAATTCCTGCTGTTTTACCTAACAGAAAAGCAGGTGATTATGTGACCGAAAATGAATTGGTTAAAAGCATTAGCGAAGATATGTCAATGTCTATTGAAAATGATTCTTTTATAGTCGATAGTATTGATCCTATGACAATTGGCAGGAGTCATGTTAAATATACTTTTAGTATTAGTGTAACAGGTGCGGCCGTTGGGTGTAAAGATATAATTTCACAAAAAACCGGTATTGAAGCTGCGGAAATTGTTGTTCTCAGAAGATTGTCTCGCTTGCAAAGTGCTGATACGGTTACCATGCTAGGCAATGCAGCTACTATACAAAAAGATTTTGATTATTACATGAATGGTCCCAAATATATAGAAATAAGAAATTTAGATATAGATCCTGTAGGCGGTGTTGTTTCGATAGATGGTGATTTTATTATCAGACCTACTAATATTACACATCCAAATGCTTTTGTGGAGATGTCTGTAGAAGCTACCACCGATGTTTCTCAAATTGGACAAACATTTACTATTACTGGCAATATAGAAGGGCTACCAAGACCAGCTATGGAACCTATAATTTTTGAAACAGACTTCCATCCCGCTAGCAAAGATAAAATAACTAATGCTATATCAGTTTATGAATCCTTATTACCCTCTTTTGAAAGTATAATGCAAGCACATGCAGATGGGGGTATCAGAGACACTTCTTCTTGCATAGAAGGTTCTTTATTAGATATTTGTAGGGGCTTTGATAATGATGAGTTAAAATGCGATAAGGTTCGCATAAATAATTCTTCGGTTTCTAAAAATTATGGACAGGGCACTGTTAGTTTTAATGTTCAGGGATCTACAAGGAAAAACTGCGATATAGCCGGTGCTTCTAAAGTTGAAATAGAAGTAATACATAATCATCCAACTGATTTATTTGCTGAATTTACTATACCATTTAGAGGCACCCCATTATTGCAAAATTTGGGCAGTACTACAAAAGAAACGATAGCTGTTACAGCTCAATTATCATTTGGAGATACTGGCTGCAACCACGTTCTTGATCATCCAGTTGTTGCAGCAGCAATATCTTGCGCAGAGGGACTCGTTAGAAGCGTGGCTAATAATGCTGGAGCTACTGGTTGGTATTTAACAAATCATTCTACTAGCAAAACAAACACAGGAGAAATTAACATATCTATGGAATTCACAAGTCCGTACGACTGTTAAATAATCATTATGAACAATATTACGACCGAAACTATTTCAACTCAAGATCTTCATGATGGAGCCACTGTTTCCGTAAACGGTATGACCCTAAATCCTGCTCCATTTGTTAATATAACTACAGATCAATATCGTCAAGGTGATTTAATTTTGGGTGGTGTTATCAACGTGACGCTTAATGGTAAAATACTGGGCAGGGGATTTGGTGCTGTTGGAGGGGGAGCTGAGTCTATTATTCGTCAGATTGGTTCGGAAGGTGATTGTACAACAATTACAATTAGTTGTTCCGGTACATCAGTTATCAATGGTATAGGTCAGATTGCTTCTATTCAACTTTCTGAGGGTCCTGATCCGACATGGACTCAGATTGCGGAATATTCCATTGTTGTAGAAGTACATGAAAATTTTGGCCAGAAAGCAGTGAGAGGTAATGCTGCTGCCAGTCAATATGTATCAGACGCTGAATACATCAAATCGGTAAGCGAAAGTGTTAATTTATCTTTCGATGAAAATAGTTTTTTGGTTGATACCATTGTTGGGGCCGGAGATAAGGCAGGGCAAACACACATTAAACATGATTTTGATATTACCGTTAGTGGCGCATCAGTTGGTTGTATTGGTAGTGTCTCTAGACTCACTGGGATTGAAGCTGCAGAAAGAGTGGTGCAAAGACGTATAGCTAATCTAGAAAATGGTAATATTACCACTGGATTAGGCGCACCTACTGCTCAAGACGATCTTAATCATCATCATTCAGCCCCCAAATATTTACAAGTCAGATCTTTATCAGTAGATCCTGTGTCTGGAGAGGTTAGCGCTTCTGGAAGTTTAATTATCAGACCGCGTGATCATGGAACTATGATTGATGCATTTGCAGAGGTGTCTGTAGAAAGCGCAAAGAATGTCAACGAAGCTGGTGAGTCAGTAATAATTAGTGGTAACATAGAAGGTTTGGATCCGTTTGCTTATAATAATTTTGTTTACAATTCTATATTCCATTCTGCAAGTGTAGATAAGATTAGCGCAGCTAACGATGGATGGGCAGTGATAAGGAGCAAGTTAAAAAATATTGCTTATGCACATATTGGTACCGGTCTTGCAGATGATCAGACAACTTGTAGATCTGGATCTTTATTAGGCATATGTAATTATCAAATACCCGAACAGGATTTAGTTTGCCCTTTGAGGGAAATCAATAGAACTCTCACAAAAAATTATGGACAGGGTACTGTTAGTTTTACATCAGAATGGTCTACTAGGAAAAATTGCGATATAGAAGGAGCCGCAAAGGTTGATAGCGAGGTGACACATCAATATCCTACAGATCTCTTCGCTGAATTTACCATTCCTTTCAGAGGAGAGCCTTTATTACAAAATCTAGGAACCACCTCGAAAGAGACCGTAGCAGCTAATGTAACTGTTGCTATCAATGATGTGGCATGTAATCAGGTGTTCTTAAACAGTTTAGAAGCATGTGCTCGCAGCAAAGCTCAAGAATTGGCTCAAAATGAAGGTGTTGTAATAGGCGTATGGTATTTGACATCACATAGTGTAAACTATAATAACGTAGGACAATTAACGGTTAGTATGGAGTGGACCAAAAATCACGACTGTTAAATTTAGCACATATTAAAATATTAGGATATTTTATGGAACCAGGAACATATCAAATTATTAAACATATACCGGATTGTAGTTCACACACCAGCGGTAGCATAAGTATACAGGTTGGTGCAGACCAAGATCTCTCTTTTTCATGGTTAAATCTGCCTTCCACAGCCAATATTCTAGACGGCGGTAGGAATGTATATAATTTGGATTGTGGGAAATATTTTTTAGAAATTTACAATCTTAAAACACAGGAAACTGAAAATTTAAATGTAAAATTAGATTGTAGCCAAATATTAAAAATTACCATGACCCAAATAGAAAATATTAATTGTCATGACGATATTGGTCAACTCAACATTGCTTGGTCTGGAGGCAAAGCCCCTTATTCTTTACAGATTAATAACAAAACTTTTTCGATTACTAATGGCAGGACACATTCCATTGAAGCCTTACCGAATATGTGTTATAATATAACAATCAAAGACAAGCATGGATGCTTATCGCATAAGACCATCAACTCACCAACTTTAACCGACATTAAGATAGGATGTTCGTGGAGTTCCATCAAATCTCATGGACAAAAGTGTAAAGACTTTAGTATTAATATCAGCGGTGGAAAACCACCCTACAAAACAGCAATTTTCTGCGAAACTGATAATTATCAAAAACCCATAATTGTTAATCAACAAAGTATTACAGATAAATTAATTGCGGGTAATTACTTGATACGAGCAGAAGACTCAAACAACTGCATCAAAACTCGTAAAATTACATTATCTCAACCAGACCCTATGTACTGCGTACTCACTCATAGCGGAGACTACGCATCCCAACAACCACATCATATTGAGCACGGAGGAAAAATACACAATTTAGTTTTAATACATGAGAACGAGTTTGATAAATATGGCATTGAAAAGTTAGACCAAATATCTGAAGTATCAATAAAATACCAAAATGCAACATATAAGAACTATAAATGCATGGATTATGGCGTTACTAAAATTAATAAGAATAAATACTACTACTTTTATATCAGACCTGGTATAAATATCACTAATATAAAAAATACTTTAGAATTAAAATTTAATAACCATACTATTGCC